GATATTAAAAGAAATCCTGATGCACCAAAAGGAATGTCTAATGAAGAATTAGAACAAATTAAAAAACAAGTTGATCAAGAAAAAATGTTAAAAGATTTTGATCCAACAGATAGAACAGAAAATTCAGAAGGTGGTATTAACAGAGCAATGTATGCTTTTGGTTCTGGAGTTAGACTAGCTAAGTTTCTTTCTAAAAAGGGTAAAAATTTAAAAGACGAAATTAAAAAAGCAGTTAATAATATTTTTACAACTGATGATATTAAATATGATGCTGACGTTGCAGTCGATACTATGTTAGAAGAACTAGGTGTAGATAGAGATATGTTTGATCAAAAAGATATATTAAATGCATATGGTATGGCATACGACGAACTTAAAATACCTCTTTTACAAAGTATTAAAAACAAACCTACAAAAAGTATTGAGTCGATGAAAAAAACTGGAAGTATAAATATTTCTGATCCAGAGATCGCAGGTGAAATGGATAGGTTTGCAAAAGAATCAGATCCAGAAGGATATAAGAAAATGGAAGAGGCTATGAAGAAAGCAGCAGATGAAGCTCAACCCATAGAATATTTTTTAGGCACAAGAAAAAAGAACTCAAAAGGTGGCTTACAGTATTTAATGGGGCTGTAAAATGGAGATTGGAAAATTTAAATTAGCAAAATCTGATCTTGTCAGACCTCCAAGAAAACCAATTCAAGAACAGATCATACCAAAAGAAAAACCTTACACAAAAGAAGTATTTCAAACTGAAGTTGAACCTTTCATAAAAGGTTTCATTGGTGGATTTCCTAAAAATGAAATGACTGCAAAGTTGCAATCTATTTTAGATAAGGCTGTTGAGAAAGGTGCATTAAGTGTTGATGAAGGAACTACTTACATGCGAGATAGAAAACAACAGTTATTAGATTTCGTAAAACAAAATCCTGGTCAAACTTTACCAGAATTAACTAGAGAAAATTTTGCAATTGGTGGTGGAGTCATACAAGGAGAAAATCTTGGAACACGTGAAGGTTATAGAAATCCTAGAAAAGATTTAGCTAAAGTTGAAAATTATTTAGATGAAGATAAGTTTGTAAAATTAAGAATAGAAAATAAAGATAAAACTAATAAAGAGTTTGCAGATTTTTTAAATAAAGAAGGATACAAACCTGATCCAAATCAAGCTGAAAAATTTTCACCTATTTCAATTGATAGAAGATATAATATTGCAAAGAAAAAAGGATTGATTCCAGAAGATTTTGTATATGCTGGATCAACTGCAGCTAAATCAATTACAGAAGCAGATAGAAAAGAATATAAACAATATATTAAAGAAAGATTTCCAGATAAATATGAAAACGTTTTAAAATTATCAGATAAAGAAATAAATAAAAAAATATCTGATCGTAGAAAACTACTAAACTTACAAGCAGACGATGCTAAAAGAGAAGCTAAAATTTTAGCTAATAGAAAATATAGATATGAAACTTCAAGAGGTTTGAGAGGAGAAGAAGCTCAAAAAAAATATGAAGAATATGTTTTAGAAAAAAGTAGAGAACGAAGAAAAAATTTAAATAAATATTATAGAAACCCTCGAGATCCTAAATCATTATTGTGGGAAGATTTATTAAAAAGAAATGAACAAGCTTTAGATAAACCTTTTAGTTATGATAAAAAACTTCCTATTAAAAGGTATTTGGATAAAAATGAAACTCAGAAAATAGTATTAAGTGATAAACAAGGTAATCAATTTAAATATGATACTTTATTAGAAGATATTGAAAAAGCTACAGGTAAACCATCAGATCAAGTTTTAAAACCTTATGCACAGAAATCATTTCTTTATCAAGAAAATTTAATGCCTGAAATTAATAAACAGTTTGGATTAAAACCAGGTGCAAGAGATAATCCTTTTCATATTCAACACATAGAAGGATTTCAAAAAAATCCTTTTAATGTGCAATTAACATTTGGGGAACAAAACTTAGCAGAAGCTAGAGGTAAATTATCACTTGAATCTACATTTAAAAATATATTAAAAAAAGAACAGAAATCTCCTTCTTATCAACAAGGAACTTTATATAATTATAATAAAAAGAAAAAAGCCATTAATAAATTTTATGATTCTTTGGGACCAGATATTGCAACTCAAATTGGTAAAAAAGAAGTGGGCAATAGAACTGCATTGGTAGATTTATTAGATAAAACAAAAATTAAAATAAAACCTGAAGTTAGAGAAAGAGCCATGACTCTCGGTGCAATGGGTGATGTTGAAATGGCTAAAGATATTTTATCTAAAGATTTTGAAACAGCTAAAAAATTATTTGGAAAGTATGCACCACAAATTGCTAGAGGTGCAAGACAAGTTGGTAAATTTGCAGTCATACCTGAACTTGCTTTAGGTGCAGCATTTGCTCCATTTGATTTAGGTGAAGGAAGATCTGGTAAAGAAACTTTATTAAACGTTGCAACATTAGGTATGGGTGTACCAATTAGTGACGCAAGAGATAGAGCGAACTATGTAGATCAATTTGGATTAAAAGAAGATTTATTTTCTGCACAGATGAAACAATCTGGTGCGCAATATGGAGCACCTGCTTTAACAGAACGTGAACAACTTGCATTACAAAAAGCAGAAGAATTTGACACACAAATATTACAACCAAGATTGGAAAAAACATTATTGGAAAGACAAGCAGCTTCTGATCCTAATTTTGGAACAGGAATTATGGGTATGGCTAATGGTGGACGTATAGGTTTTGTTGCAGGAGGCCTTGCATCATTATTTAAAAAAGCAGCACAAGTTTCTGAAAAATTACGTAGTTTAAAAAACTCTGCATTTGAAAATTGGAATAATGTTAGAATGTTTGGTGAACAAGAAGGTGTCGCTAAAAATTTAACAAGCTACACAAATATTCCAAATAAAAATCGTAAGATATCTACATTAGAGGATATTGAAAATTTAAAATTAGAATTACCTGAAAAATATCATAAAGAATTAAATGTATTAAAAAATGCAACAGAACAAAATAACTTTGAAGCAGCTTGGAAACAATATGAACAATTTGAAAAAAATTTAGATCCAACATTAAAGTTTGAAAATATACCAGAAGAATATTTTCCAATGATCGATCCAACAAATGAAGCATTTGTAATTACCGGTCCAAGAAAAAGTTTTAAAGCTCCAAGGTATTCTTTTAGAACAAGCATGGAGCTTGATCCAAAAACTCAAAAACCAACTGGTAAATATCAAACAGAAAAACTAGAAATATTCGATCCTGAAACAAGAACTTTTAGAAAAGAGGGTGAAGAGAAACTAGTAGGTGTGAGTACAGATAAAGGTAAAGAAGGTTTAAATTAATGTATTCAAAAGGTAAAAAGAGTGGCCCGCCACCGAAGTCCGGACCCATGCCTCAGGGCTTGAATATTTCATATAATACTGTTACAACCATCAAACAATCTGGAGAAAAAATAAATGGCAGACAACATAGACAAGGCACTTCCAAACGAGCCTCGAAAAGAATTTGAAATACCTGGTGAAGAAGAAATTCAAGAACAGGTAGTTGAAGAAGTACAAAAAGAACAAGAGTCACCTGATGACATAGAAGTCACAGAGAATGAAGATGGATCAGTTGATATTAATTTAGATCCAGCTGCAGCTACACCTGAAGGTGGTGATGAGCATTATGCAAATCTTGCAGACTTTTTACCAGATGATGTTTTAGGTAGAATGGCATCAGACCTTTCTTCTAAATATCAAGAATATATTTCATCAAGAAAAGATTGGGAAAAAACTTATACACAAGGTTTAGATTTATTAGGATTTAAATACGACAGTAGAACAGAACCATTTGCAGGTGCATCCGGTGCAACACATCCAGTTTTAGCTGAAGCGGTTACACAGTTTCAAGCACTTGCTTATAAAGAATTATTACCAGCAGATGGACCAGTAAGAACACAGATCATTGGATTACAAACTCCGGAAAAAATTCAACAAGCAACTCGTGTAAAAGATTTTATGAATTATCAAATTATGGATCAGATGAAAGAGTATGAACCAGAATTTGATTCCATGTTATTTCATTTACCTCTATCAGGTTCAACTTTTAAAAAAGTTTACTATGATGAAGTAGAAGGACGAGCAGTATCGAAGTTCGTTCCAGCAGATGATTTAATTGTTCCGTACACAGCTACCTCATTAGATGATGCGGAAGCAATTATTCATCGTGTTAAAATTTCAGAAAACGAATTAAGAAAACAACAGATCGCAGGTTTCTATAAAGACATTGATTTAGGTAAACCAGGAGATAGAGAATCTGATGTAGAGAAAAAAGAAAGAGAGTTAGAAGGAATTTCTAAAACTGCTAATGAAGATGTATATACAATTTTAGAATGTCACGTGAATTTAGATATTGAAGGTTTTGAAGATGTCAATCCCGAGACTGGTGAGCCGTCAGGAATTAAACTTCCATACATTGTAACAATAGAAGAATCTTCTAGAGAAATTTTATCTATCAAAAGAAACTACGAAGTAGGAGATACTAAAAAAGATAAAGTACAATATTTCGTACACTTTAAATTTTTACCGGGTTTAGGGTTTTATGGTTTCGGTCTAATCCACATGATTGGTGGACTGTCTAGAACAGCGACCGCAGCTTTAAGACAGCTCTTAGATGCGGGAACGTTATCTAATCTGCCAGCTGGTTTTAAAATGAGAGGAATAAGAATTAGAGATGATGCACAATCAATTCAACCGGGAGAGTTTAGAGATGTAGATGCACCAGGTGGAAATTTAAGAGATTCATTTATGATGCTTCCGTTTAAAGAACCAAGTCAAACCTTACTCGCATTGATGGGTGTGGTTGTTCAAGCAGGTCAAAGATTTGCATCAATTGCAGATTTACAAGTTGGTGATGGTAATCAACAAGCAGCAGTTGGTACAACAGTTGCATTATTAGAACGTGGATCAAGAACCATGTCAGCTATTCACAAAAGAATTTACTCAGCTTTAAAGAATGAATTCAGACTTATGGCTAGAGTATTCAAGTTATATCTACCACAACAATATCCATATGATGTAGTTGGGGGTCAAAGAATGATTATGCAATCAGATTTTGATGATAGGGTAGATATATTGCCAGTTGCTGACCCCAACATTTTTTCACAGACACAGCGTATCTCACTTGCGCAAACAGAACTCCAACTGGCAACCTCAAATCCACAGATGCACAACATGTATGCTGTTTACAGAAATATGTATGAAGCATTAGGTGTAAAAAATATTGATGCTGTTTTAGTAAAACCTCAACCACCACAACCAAAAGATCCTGCATTAGAACATATTGATGCATTAGGTGGTAGACAGTTTCAAGCGTTTCCTGGTCAAGACCACAGATCACATATTACCGCACACTTAAATTTTATGGCAACCAATATGGCTAGAAACAATCCAATGATCATGGCAAGTTTAGAGAAAAATATTTTTGAACATATTTCTTTAATGGCTCAAGAACAAATTGAATTAGAGTACAGAGATGAATTACAACAGTTACAACAAATGCAAATGATGATGCAACAGAATCCACAGGCTTCACAACAGATTCAAATGCAGATGATGCAGATCCAACAAAAGATTGAAGCAAGAAAAGCACAGTTGATTGCTGAGATGATGGAAGAATTTATGAATGAAGAGAAGAAAATTACTTCACAATTCGATAATGATCCAATTGCAAAACTAAGAGCAAGAGAATTAGACCTTAGAGCAATGGAAAATGAGAGAAAAGAACGTGAAGGTAAAGAGAGAATGGACCTTGATAAGATGAAAGCAATGATGAATCAAGCTAATCAAGATGAAAAACTTGATCAAAACGAAGAATTAGCAAAATTAAGAGCTGATACTTCAATTGAAAAGACAATTTTATCAAAAACTATTCCTAATGTTGACTCAATGATGAAAAATTCTGCTCCAACAATGCCAAAAGTAAAAATTTTTAGAGGAGGAAACGAATAAATGAGAAATAAAATGACAAAATCCGAAAAAAAGGTTAAAAAGGTTATGAGGGAATTCAAAAAAGGTGAATTACCGATAGGGAAGTCGAAGAAAAAAGTAAAAAGTCGTAAACAAGCGATTGCAATTGCTTTATCAGAGGCTGGAAAATCAAAACCAAGGAGATAAAATGGAAAAACTTGATAAAATAACAGAAGTTAAAGTTGGTGAGCAAGAAACTGCGATTGATCCAAGATCAAAAACAACTGCTGACAAAGCTTTTAACTTAATTGGTACTGGTGGACCTGAAATGGAAGTTAAAGGTCAAGGAAAAGTACTAGCTGAAAAGAAAAGAAGTTCTAAAGCATACTAACATGTGGTTCAGTGCTATTAAATTAGCCGTTCAAGCTGGCTCTCACATTTTTAAGAACCGTCAAAAGACAAAAATGCTTATGGCGGATGCACAAATGTTGCATGCTGAAAAAATGGCAAGAGGCGAAGCAGAATATCAAGGTAAATTATTAGAAGCAAGACAATCGGACTGGAAAGACGAATTCATTTTATTATTGCTTTCAGCTCCCATTGCATTATTATCGTGGGCAGTATTTTCAGATGATCCGGCAGCTATGGAAAAGATGAAATTATTTTTTGAATACTTTTCACAGCTACCATTTTGGTACCAAACAATTTTTGTTGGTGTCATAGCATCTGTATACGGATTAAAAGCAACTGATTTAATTAAGAGGAAATAAAATGAGCAATAGAAGATATAACACACAAACTAGAAAAGGTTTTTTATCTGGTGGTCAAGTAAAACTTGATGCTGATGGCGATGGTAAAATTACTGGTAAAGATTTTGCAATGTTAAAAGCCGGTAAGAAAAAAGATAAGAAGAAAAAACCATCTATGATGGCAATGGCAATGAAGGGAAAAAAATAATGGCAAACAGAAGATACAATACACAAGTAGCTAATGATAGAGCATGCATGTCTAAAGGCGGATCAACTTCTAAATATCATACTACTAAAGAAGGTAAAAAAGCTAAAAAAGGTTTATGGTATAATATTGCCATGAAAAGAAAACGTGGCGAGAAGATGAGAAAAAAAGGTGAGAAGGGTGCACCTACAGAAGCTGCAATTAAAAAATCACAAGCGTAATGTTTAGAAGACAATTTGCATCAGGAAGTAAATCACCAGCATGGCAAAGAAAAGAAGGCAAATCTGAATCAGGAGGCCTGAACCGTAAAGGCATTGCATCTTATAGAGCAGCTAATCCTGGATCAAAATTATCAATGGCAGTAACTACTAAACCATCTAAATTAAAGAAAGGTTCTAAAGCTGCTAACAGAAGAAAGAGTTTTTGTGCTAGGATGAAGGGCATGAAAAAAAGATTGACTTCAGCTAAAACAGCCAGGGATCCAAATTCAAGGATTAATAAATCACTTAGAAAGTGGAATTGCTAATGTTTGATAGATTTAT